CTAGTGTGTGACTGTTAAACTTGCGACTAATTTTGAGTAAAAATTTCAGGCGACAATCGCCCTACAAAAACCTCAAACAAGTTTGTACAAGTAAAACAATTGCCACATCACGCCCGAAATAAATTCGGTCTTGAGCGTCGCAACTCAATATCTATTTTATATATTTACAAAGTGTATTTATACATTTTAGGAATACCAGAGAAGAAAAATAGACTAAAATCTTCTCCGGCTGCTACGTAGGTGTTAAACATAAAGCGATCACCTAAAGTCGCTGCTGCTGATTTACCAAAATACAACCACCATCCCATACCCTCAGAAGAAGCCGTAGCTTGGTGCTCCTCAGGGGTGATGAAACGTCGTCTGTTGTAATAGGGAATTTCAAACTCCAAAACAGGATTGTGTTGTGTAGATGTAACTACAATTCCATCCCATCCTCCAGCCATGTCAGCTTGGAAATCCTCCCTCATTGCTCTGGAAACAGTACTAGGATTCGCTGCATTGACAATATCAATCTCTACCCAATTATCTTCATAAGAGCAATCAGACCCACATCTTTTAGCTCCCATAAACCATGAGCAACAAGGAGCACCAAAAGGCACAATCTTCCATCTCATGGAACCACGCCATCCAGTATATGCTGGGGTAATCCAATTAAGAATGGTATTCGTGCAGCGGTTAACTGGAACCGCTCCAACACGATCCACTCCCAGAGTATCAGCCCCATAATAATACGGAAATGCTGGTTGCTTGTGAATTGCAAGATAATTGTTGCCTGCCAAAGCAGAAGCTCCCAACAAAGTGTGTTGGGAATACCTCTTCACACATTGGCGAAAGGAAGTAATATGTTCTCCTGCTATGACTGGGTCCGCTAACCAAGAAAAACCATCCGACCCTAAAGTCGTAAGGACATTTTCATGTTCAGGCGAGTAAGCTGCTTCTTCGGCAGGTTGATTCTCATCTGAAAGGTTCACTTCTCCAGCCTGGGGGACCAAAGCCATTGCATCCAACAAACCAGTTGGTCTGTAGTATGAAAACTCTTCCAAACGTTGCTCCATTGGCGCCCAAACATTCAAGTCAGGTGATGAAACACTGACCAAAATGTCAATAGGCGTTGTAACAGCTGATGGAGTTGCCAACTCGTTCAAAACATATACAGTTAAAGTACCATTATATGAATACGGAACGGGAGGTGTCGGTGTGCTGTTAAAAATCGTACCAGTAACAAAAGGGTTAGTAGAGTCTATATCTGGGCAATTTAATGCCGGCTGAGAAGCTCCCCAACCCACTGAAATGGTAAAATCACGTTCTTCAGCAATATCAACCACCTGTGTATATGCAACATTTATCTCTGGAACTGCAGAAGCAGTCTCAGGATCCCAAACAAATAGCAACCTTCCTTTGTGGTAGCCTGATGCTACAACTTGAAACCTATATTGTATGGTGCCAGTCCAATATCGGAATGGATTAGCAACCAATGCCATAGGTGTCAATTCATATACATCAGCAGGTGGAGCTCCAGCGTCAACAAAAGTATTATACGCAATTGGAGAAACACCAATACTAAACAAAGGAAACTCAGAAGCGTTAGAATTGCTCCAAGTGAACTTCGTTAAGTAACTCTCTTTGGCAGCTATGTATGAAAAAGTCATTTCATCAGTATTCCCGAGACCAACAGTCGAAGGATCCACCGTAACTTCTTGTTTTGAAGTTAAGGCTAACCTATGACTAGTATCGGGAGCATCAACATTTGACATATTCCCACAAGGAAGGGGGTCATTCTTACAAGGTTCAGCAATCACAGCAGGTCTAGAAAATCCAAATAATGTTGCGATATTTGACATAGCACTGGCACCCATCTGGGTAGCCATTGCATATTTGCCTAAAACCGGAACATCCTTTAGTCTACCTGCTATGGAAGCCACAACTGAAGCAGGATAAGATATAGGACCAGTACCATATTCGGACTTTGCCTTAACCTTACCTGCTTGTGGAACCAAGCCAGAAAAATTGATAGCTGTAGGAGTACTCAAAACAACTCCAGTGGCCCAAGCATACACATGAATAGAAATTGCTTGTGTTGAGCCATTAGCATGCTGCAAATCTGCTACAGAATGGAAAGCGGCTGTGCCCATGTTGATAAACGATCCAGCAACTGTGGTATTAACAGCATTGTCTTCACTAAAGAAAGGCAATACCATTTCACCGCCAGATGAACTAGAAGGATCTATCCATAAATGGGGCATTTGCGAACCACTAATAGGACCATCAGTAGCAGCTTTGAAATCATGGAAATACGGGTTGTAAGCCAAAAGTAGTCTACCGTAGTAAAATTGATTTCCGTTAATTAGCACCTTCAAGTGCAATTTTCCACGGAAATTTTTAAAATTCGATAAACGGTTACTAACTCTTGGATTCTGCGCCCATAAATCCCATGGACTCCAAGCGGCCAAATCTGGAAAAGATGCACCAACAGGCCAATCATTCTCATAAATCTTGACTGGACGAGAGAAAAATTCAGCAAATGAATCATCCGATGCTGTTGACATACCGAAAGATTCATCATTCTCATGTTCGACATCTTCAGTAAAGGCTGCATTAAAATCAGCAAATCGCACATTCTCATGGGATGTGTGCGAAGATTCCACAGACTGTTTAATTAAACCAGCTTGCGGAACCAAAATCGTGGAATCCTCCACTACCCGATTATAGTTGTCGGGTACAACACAAGGGTCCGGTTTTGACTGCGAGTCCGGACTTGAACTCTTCATATTTACATTGTTAATTTAGTTTACGACACGATGGATAATTAGTCCAACGCGAAGTACCATCCTGCGACACTTATCAGAGATGGTTGGGCATAAGCCCATATTAGTTCTGCTACCTCTCGGGGAAAGAGGTGGCGAATGGGGGTGGCATGCCACATGAGAACGTGTCGAGCTCTCAAATCCCCACGAAACCCCTGAGCCATATCGGTGAAAAACTCAGGGGCATAATAGACGTCTGGAAAGGCACCATCTGCGAGTACAAGTTTGTAATACTCATGGTCCAAAGCCACTTCCAAATCGTCAGGATCCATGCGCGTTTCATGAGCAAGTTCAAAATGATCTTTATACAATCCCGCTCGAGGCGGGTTTATGAAATCTTCCTCAGTGATCACGCACGCTTCCGTGACATCCCAAAAGAGTATATTCAACGCTTTCATGAGATCAGCTCTTTTATGTTCAATTTCGGCCAATCTCAAGTTGCGGAGAAAAACAGCTCCCATACAAGAATTCATAACTGCTGAACGTCGAGCCAACAAGAGCAAATCACTGCTCCTATTTAGATAGCGACTTTCAAATAATGCATGTCGTAAAACTGGAACAGTTCCAGCTTCAGGAAACAATAGCATCACTGAATTGGTCTCCTCGTAACGTTTCAGCAATTGTTCATATGTCGGGATCTCCAGGATATCGCAAACTTTAAATCCATAATCCTTCACTTCATCTACCTCTTGGGCGATCTGCTCTGCTTCGGCAACAAACTTTTCAAACTTCTCTTTTCCATGAAGAAACATCTCTTGGGCAGCGCCAGAAAGAACGTCTGCTAGATAAGCTGGTTTAGAAAGTGGTGTTTTGGCACGGAAGAAATGCAAGCGTTTATATACAGAAGACTCAGCCAACGGGCCAACAATGGCTCCTATGTCCGGGTCATGCTTAAATTTCCTCTTCAAGAAATCACATTCCTCTAAATTAATGAAAGGAACGGATTCACTCTCCTTATCTGCCATGGTATACACCATTCCAATTTTTGCCAACTCTTCAGCAATCACAGTGTGATTCAACTTTTGTTCACTAGGCGAAACACTCATGATATTATCATCTCCATAACATAATAAGTGTACCACATCAGAAAAACTTGGAATACCTTCTTCATCATCATGCAAGGAATAATAGACATATCGTAGGACTAAACGGTTGCCGTCATTGTTGACTTCAACTGTCAAAGAATGTCCAGACGGATTAGATCCAGAAACCTTGATGATTGTTCCAAGCATCTCATAGCATGGGTAGCAAATTTCAGTCGCAATGCCTCTGACAACAGCGATATCCTCTTCATCAAATCCAGCAATTTCCAAGATATAAACATAATACTCGAAAACTGCCATCATAACTTCAGGAGGAAGTCTTTTGTCAAAAGCCTTGAAATCACCATTCACCATTCTGTCTTCCCAAGTGAAAAACTTTGCAAACTCGTTCCAATCTTTGCCAGCAGCATTACAACCGACAGCGGACTCGAAAATCAATGGATACTTCTTTCGCGCTGCCATCAAAGGCAACGTGTACATTCGCATCAAAACAGTGAACGCAACTTGAGAACCAGCAAATACGCGGATCTTGTGATCGTCCCACTTCTTGTAAGTAATGGGTTCGTCCTTCAAATTTCCACGAAAAATAGTGCTAATTCTCTCGCCTTTCAGTAACGTTTCACGCATCTCATCAACACGAGCACGCACGTCCAAAACATCGGCTTTAAAATCATAGGCTACAGCATGTGCGTCAGATTCGATCTCTTCGATGAAAAATTTCTTGGCCTTGTTTATGGGAAACCCAACAGAAGTCGACATATCCAATCTGTCGATTCCTGGGGCACCATCAATGCCATTCACTGCATCGTCATACGATAACTTGCAAACGCTATCCAAAAATTCAGGGTGTTTATAACGAAATAAATCAAAATCAGTCTTCATATCACATAGAGCTGTAGACAAAATTCGCGGTCGACACCCAGCGTTCATTTCGCCCATGATTCGCATCTCTCGATTGTAGCTTATATATGGACGATCCGTTGGAGGAGGTGTGTGCTCTCTTGGTCCAAAATGCTTTTCAACAATTGGAGACCACTCAGCAACCTTAATGTCAGAACGGAAACGACTTTGGGGCAATGAATGTTGACCAAGAATTTCAAAGGCCACTTCTTCTTCACCAGGGATAAAATTGACAGGATTTTTGAAATGGATATCAGCGGATAAATCAACGCTAGTTCCATATTCGCAGTCCTTCAACTGTCCCGTTGAATGCGCACGATACTTATTGCCCAATCTTACACGAGCTCGAGAAATCATTTCTTGAGATACCAGGCTGCAAATCCCCAATGGCTTGCAAGGGGAGCCAGCTGTATGAATTCCAAGAATAGATGGAGCTTTGCTTATTGAAACGGCAATAGCACCACACCAGCCAGTATCTGTCATCTTCGGAGGAGTATACTCACTCCCTTGATACGTTCCGACCGTCTTCACACAGTATTGTCTTGATGGTTGAAGTTCACTAACCCAAGTATGTTGCTTGAATTCGTAATCTTTCCTCATGAAACTGCATTTTACAGGAGCCGAAACCTCGGACACTTCGGGGAAAAATTTTGACAAATCTCGTACATCCCCACCACGAACTAACCTTACTAAAGCAAGATCAGAATTACCGAGGGGTTCAACGAAAATTGTGTCAACAATCTCCCGGAATTGCTTATGACCAATGACTGACGGGTCTGCACTTGAAACGTGAATCTCAACTTCTTTCTGTCCTTTGAAGATGTGAAGTGGAAAAAGCCAATCATTGTGACCGACAGGTATAATGTTGCACCATTGTTGCTCTCCTCCGATGTGAACCACCGCGCGGTAAATGTTTTTCCATAAAACAGGAATCAATCGTTCCGCTGGTGTAGTTCTAGAGGCATCAGAAGCATGCAAGTCGGGCACCACCACTTTCTTCCAAAAATTTGGTTGCTCTTCGCAAGTTGGAGGCCTAGAAGGAGCTGTGCCTTGAGGCACCAACTCCTGCAATTTCCTAAAATTTATGTACAATAAGGAAATTGTTCCAACTGTAGCTGCTAAAGCACCCCACTTGATTTCGGGTGGCACATGGACAATCTTGTCCCAAGCTGTTTCACAAAGTTGCCTGATGCGCTCATATGGCGGAGGTGAAATTGGTACATATTCCGTATCTGGCGTGGAATCGTCAGGCATCGGAGCAAATTCGCCCGAAACCTCATAAAACCTTTTAGCCAAATCTAAGACCTCTTCAACCTTCGCTTTCGTAGGGAGCTCAACACCAGCTTCAGGCTTAAAAGCTAGCTTTTGATCACCATCCAACTCGTCAGACTCATCAAGTGACTGGCAATATTGAGGGTTCATTTCCAAAATCGCTGACGAAACTTTGCCCAAACACACCTGGCATTCATCTTTCGGCCAGTGGTGCAATGGGCACAACTCCGTTTTAAGCAAATCTGAACTCTTCGTAACCAACCGCTTTTGAGCAGAAAAATGTTGAATTGATCTTGCCTTCAAAAATTCAATAGAATCAGCCACAGAAGCGTCGACCAAATCTGGAACAAAAGTCGCGACGTCTGGTTGACTTGCACCCATGCGCGTGATGCGAATGTGTTCAAGTTTAATCTTCCAAACGTCAGGAACGTATTGCTCAACATATTTAGTATCAAGCATTCCTGTAGCAGGATCCAAAGCCTCAGGTCGATTTTCAATTGTCA